CATTAACTTCTTCTGATCAATATGTTAATGTCCCGTCAGATTATCTTGCTTCTTTTTCTTTTCAAATAACAACTTCTGGATCAGAAAGTTTTTTACTTCAAAAAGACGTTAATTTTCTTAGAGAATACACTCCTGCCGCGACTACAACAGGACTTCCAAAATATTATGCTAGATTTAGTGAAGATCATTTTATATTAGCTCCAACACCAAACAGTAATTACACCGTTGAATTACACTACTTTTATCGACCAGCTAGTTTGACCGCGGGGGCGGACAGCGGTACAACTTGGATAAGTACAAATGCACCTTTTGCGTTACTTTACGGTTCTTTGATAGAAGCCTATACTTTTATGAAAGGCGAACCAGACGTAATTAAAAACTATACTGATTTATACTTACAGTTTATGGAAAGAGTTAAAGATTTGGGAGAAGCTAGAGAAAACACAGATGGTTATAGAGTAGGGTTACCTTCGAGACCGAGGACATAATAGATGGCGTTAGCATTAAAAGATAGAGTTAAAGAAACAACAGCTACAACGGGTACAGGTACTTATACTTTATCTGGAGCAGAAACTGGTTTTGAGTCTTTTTCATCCGTAGGTGATGGAAATACAACTTATTACTGTTGCACAGATGGAGTAGATTTTGAAATAGGTGTTGGAACTTATACTTCTTCTGGAACAACTTTAGCTAGAACTACAATTCTACAATCAAGCAATAGTGATAGTGCTGTAAATTGGGGAACTGGTGCTAAAACGGTTTTCTGTACCCAGCCTGCCGAAAAAGCAACTTTTCTTAATGCAAGTGGTAATTTAGATATTGCTGGCGATCTTGATGTAGATGGCACAACAAACCTAGATGCAGTTGACATAGATGGTGCTGTGCAAATTGACAATACTATAACTGTTGGTGCTAACGATCAAGGTTATGATGTAATTCTTTATGGTGACACTGCATCAGCAAACATGACATGGGATACATCTGTAGATGATTTAATTTTAAATGGTGCGGCAAGAATAGTTGTTCCAGATGGTCAGTTGGTTTTAGGAAGCACTGCTGTTAGTTCAACGGCTGCTGAATTAAACATATTAGACGGTAAAAGTTTTCTTGATGAAGATAATATGGCTTCAGACAGTGCAACAGGTATACCATCACAGCAATCTGTAAAGGCTTATGTTGACACTCAACTAACTGCCGAAGATTTAGATGTTACTACAGATAGTGGAACAATCGCCATTGATTTAGATAGCGAAACTTTAACAATAGCAGGTGGTGAAGGCATAGATACTTCAGCAACTTCTAATACAGTTACGATAGCAGGAGAAGATGCTACAACTTCCAATAAAGGTGTGGCTTCATTTAGTTCAGATAATTTTGCTGTATCAAGTGGTGCAGTAACAATTAAAGATGGTGGTGTTGCATTAGCAGAAATAGCTGATCAAGCTGCCAACACAGTATTAGTAAGAGACGCTAATAGCTCTGGTGCTGTTTCTGCAAAGGCAGTCGCAGACACACAAATATTAATAGGTGACGGAACTGGCTTTACTGTCGCTGCATTATCGGGTGATGTAACCATGACAAATGGTGGTGCTGTAACAATAGCCAATGATGCAGTAGAACAAGCTATGATAGCCGATGATGCAGTAGGTGCAGATCAGTTGGCATCAAATGCAGTTGTAGATGCAAGTGTAGCGTCAGGAGCGGCAATATCAGTATCTAAAACTGCTTTAACGGCAGGAACTGGTATTAGTTTGTCTACAAACACTTTAAATGTAGATGCGGCCCAAACAGGTATTACTTCTTTATTGGCTACAGATATAAAGATTGGTGAAGATGATGAAACTAAAATAGATTTTGAGACAGCAGATGAAATACATTTTTATGCTAATAATGTTCACCAAGTAAAGTTAGTTGACAATGCTTTTACACCTCAAGCAGACAGTGATGTTGATTTAGGAGCTTCTGGAACATATTGGAAAGATGCTTTTATAGACACTGTTACAACAACAGGAGATGTTGATGTTGGGGGTAACATAGAACTAGGTCATGCTTCTGATACAACAATAGCAAGATCAAGTTCTGGGGTTGTAACTATTGAAGGAAATACTATAATTACAACAGCTAATTCAGACGCTGCAACGACTACAACTTCAAGTGGTGATGCAGATTTTGTATTAGTAGACGATGGTGGAGTTTTGAAAAAAATAACACCTACTAATTTAGGTATAACAACAGGAGCGGCAAGTACAGACGATGTGGTTGCACTCAGCATAGCGTTAGGATAAGGAGACAAATATGGCAGATGACGCAGTAGCAAGTATTCAGGCAACAGTTCTGCCCGATGAAATTGCAAAAACAATATCAGCAACGATGACAATTACACCCGCTGATGCAAATGACAAATGGTATTACAAATTAACAAGTGTATCAAATTCAAGTACAGATTTAATAGCAGGTGATTTTATAGATTACACTGCTGTAGATGATGACACGGCAACAACGGCAGTACACACGAATGATAAAGCTAAATTTCTTTTTATCAAAAATGTTAATAGTTCTGATGCAAGTATATTTATTTGTTTTGATGGAGGGACAGCAGCTTCTGATTTAGTTGACGGTGTAACGATTGGTCAAAATGAATTTTTTTGTGCTAGATTACCAAACACAACAGTAGCTAATATTCATGCAATATCTTCTTCTGGAACTGTAACTTGTGTTGTAGCAGCTTTATTAGATGATGTAGCGTAGGGGGTAGACAATGGCTAACACCTTTAAAAACAAGGTTTATAATGGAGCCAACACTTCGGCTAGTGCCACTATGAATGTCTATACTGTTCCATCAGCAACTACCACAGTTGTTATTGGATTAACTTTAGCTAACACAGCTTCTAGCCAAATAACTGCAAGTGTTAAATTAAGTGCAGGTCAAACCGTATTTCTTGCAAAAGATATTCCTATACCTAGTGGTTCTAGTTTTGAATATATGGGTGGAAATAAAATTGTTATGCAGACAGGGCATACTTTGTCTGTAGTTTCTAATACGGCAGATAGTTTAGACACAGTAGCTAGTATAATGGAGATAACTTAATGCCTTTTATTGGTAACGATCCATCACCAGCTTTTGAAAGTTTACCAACTAGACAAGAGTTTAGTGGTGATGGAAGCACAACTACATTTACTTTAAACCAAACTGTTAGTTCAGAACAAGAGATTGTGGTTTCTGTTGATGGTGTAGTGCAAGAACCAACTGGATCTTATACAGTTCCAGATGGCACAACTTTAACATTTAGTGCGGCCCCAAGTTCTAATTCTGGCAATAATATTTTTGTTATGTTTTTTGGTAGAACTTTTGGGACTGTTACTCCAGCCGCAGAAAACAAAGGTAACTTTAAATCTGGGGGTATATTTAGGACTAATTCACAAAGTTTAACTTCCGATGTAACTATTTTGGCAACAGAAAATGCTCAAGTTACAGGTCCACTTACAGTTGCATCTGGTGTAACACTTACAGTTGAAAGTGGTGGAAGGTTGGTAACATCATGAGTACAATTAAGGTAGATACAGTTCAAAACAGAAGTGGTGGTGCAGTTACTTTGACAGGACAGGAAGCAATCAAATCTTGGTTGTTTTTTAATCAACAAACTCCTGCAACTATAGCTAGTTTTAATGTGGCTAGTGTTACGGACACATCAGCAGGATTATATAATCAAAACCTAACATCTGCTATGGCAGGAACAACAGACCTTTGTTTTAGTGGATTAGGTCATCATGGTGATGGTGATACTAATGCAAGAAATGTTTGTTTTCAAAGAGATAAAAGAGGAACACATACTGCAAGTTCAATACCTTTTGAAACATTTGATGATGGAGATGGTAACAGTCTAGGAGATGAAAAGTTTACTAGTACACAAGTTCTAGGGAGTCTAGCATGAGTACCATATTAACAAACACCTTAACAGGTACAACTACAGCAGGTTCTATCTCTGTTACAGGAGAGGGTAATTCTACCACGACTAACTTACAACA